AGAGCTCCCCCTTGATGACCTCGCCCATGCGGACGAACTCTTCGTATTCCCGCATCTGCTTGCGGGAATGGCCACCCTTGGGCTTGTTCTGTTTGGCGGTGCCCGCCAAGGTCGCGGGCGCACAGACGAAATTGCCGACGCCAAAGATGGAGGTCAGCCCGGCCCCAGACAGGCTGGCAGGCACCGTGGTGAACTGGCCGTAGCCCGCGTAGGTTTCCTCGCCCACACCGACCAGAATGGCCGGAGGCGTGACGTAGGTGCCCGTGCCAATAAAGGGCACGTCGCCCGTGCCACTTAGGCTGGACGCGGCGGTCGTGAAGGTGCCGACGGCCTCAAAGTTGAGGCTGCCGGTTGCGCTCAGCGACGCCGGGGCCGTGGTGATGGCCCCATCGCCCACGTAGCCCCAGACGCCGGACGCGGCAAAACTGGGCGGCCCGAAGCCGTCCGCGTCGGCTTTTGACTCGTTGGCGACGGCGATGTCGGCGATGGCTCGCCAGACTACGCCAATATCGCCAGTGCCCGTGATGCTCATGGGTTAGGTCGTGGAGTCCGTGGGCCCTGGTTGCGCCGGGCCTTCCACGGGCGGCTCCGGGGGGAGCGGCGAGACGGGCGGCATCCCCGGGAGGGTGGGCGTCGGTGCGGACGCTGGTTCCATTTCGACGGGAAACCCTTCCTCCGCCGACAGTTCTGGCAGCAGTGACTCCACAAATTGCCGCACTTGCGCAATCCGCGCCGGGTCTGTGACCTCCTTACGGCGCTCGCCAATAACCCCAAACTGGTCATCGACAATCCGCATCACCATGGTCAGGGCCGCGCCCCCCACCGGAATCCGGTGGTCAAGTTGCATACTCCCAAACGTGATAATCCCTTTAATTGCCATCGCTTACTCCTGTTGAAGGGCCGCCGCGGGCGGGTCGATGCGCTGCCCGATGGTCGGGTCCGCGTCGTATTCGGAAATGAGACGCCCGTCGGCGTCAGTGCCGGTGGTCGCCTTAATCTCGTCGTCTTGGCGCTCCCCAAGAACGAGCCACCCGACTCTGATGGGTTCCGGGCTGTCCGTGTAGATGTGCAGCGTCGTGCCGTCGAGGCGTCCACGCAGCTGGCAGAATGTCTCAGACAGATTGGTGAGCTGGCACTGGAGGTCCCGCATCAGAGCGGCACTGGTGCCCGGGAGAAGCTGGGCCTCCGCGTCGAGGTCCAGCGCGGCATGGCCGCTGACGGTGGCGACGCCTCGATGCAGGACGTCCGCACGTGGCCCTTCAATGGCAGCGTAGCGGAGGCGCTTCGTGGGCACGACCGGGTGCGTGATGTCAAAGCTCTTGGTGCCCGAGGCCGTGATTGTGCTATCCACATAAACGGCGTTCCTGAACCACGCGGCACCAGAAAACGTGTGCGAGTAGCCGCTGGTGGTGGTGGCTCCCCCATAACCGATGTTGTTGCCTGCGGCATAGTAATACAGCGCCCAGACGCTACTGTTGTTGACCAGCAAACCAAAGTTTCCACTTTCACCCATCAGGTAGTGGCGTCTGCTGATGTTGTCAAGAATTGAGAAACCAGCATAGGAATTTTTCACGCCCTGCACTTCAAGTGACCCGTAGGTCTGTGACGTGCTCGGCCAGAGATGGGGTACACTTGACCATCCAGTGGAGGAGGGCCAATAAACGCCGTAGTTGCCGTTGAACTGTATCCAGGTGTTGGCCTGGTAGTAGGAGGTGCCGTAATTTGACAGGAGCCCCAGCTGGCTAATGACGTGTTGCGGGCTTGACTTGCGAGCGTAGTTGTCAGTGGTGTTTTGTGTCCAGAATTGGCTAATGGTGGGATTTTCGCTGTTTGCACTTGACTGATTGTGGTAATTACCAAAACCGTATTGGTAGTAAATGTGCCCACTGCCGTCGCGTTCTACCAGCCGATTAGCCGTGTTGCCCGTGGTCGCGCCATACGTAATCGTGCCGTTGGCCGCCCCGCTGCCCATCCGCAGGCCGCCCCGTGCTTCGATGGGGCTTTCCACGTAAAGACCTGCGGTCTGCCCTGTCCTAAGCAGATACATGCCATAGGAGGCAAACTGCGCCACGCCATCAGTGCTTTCTGACCGCACTGTGAGCCGACTACTCGACATGTAGAGGGCGCCCACCGGGCCAGCGCCGAAGTTAATTTGCCCAGCTGTGAGGTTCAGATTGCTGGCAAGTGTGACGACGCCGCTGGTCTCTACGGTTAGCTTGGCTGCCGCAGAACCGTTGGTCGCAATCTGAAAGTTGTAGCCCGACTCAACGAAAATGCCGAAGTTGCCGTCACTGTTTCCGGTATACAGGCCGACCTGCGACAGGAACGCTCGCTGCGTCCCATTCTCCGCAAAGAAAACGCCGGTTTTGCCAGCGGTGGCCTGATTGAATCGTGCGACAGCGCTCCCGGCACCGCCTGTGATATCAAGTCGATACGTCGGCGTCACGCCGATGCCGACGTTGCCGGTGGCAGTGATACGCATGCGCTCTGCGCCACTGCCACCGTTCCACGTACTGAATGTCAAAGCGCCTGAGTTGTTTGCGCCATCGCGCCTGGCGCTGACTTGCCCCATGTACGCGTTGCTCGCTGCGGCATTGATCCACAAGAGATTGCCGATGGCCGCATCGGTGGTCTGTGAGCCAACAATCTCCAAGCCGGTTTGACTGCTACTTTCAATCGTCAACGCACGGGTAAAGCCAGCCTTATTTGGGCTGGCCGTGCCGATGCCGACGTTGCCATCGTTGAAGATGTAGCCGCTGCTGGCCCCGGCGAACGTCAGCGTGTTCGTGCTGGCGGTGACCGTGACGTCGCCACTGCCGAAGTTCAGGACGCCCGTGGCGGGCAGGTAGAGCGTGCCCGTCATGGTGATGTCAGTGACGCTGGTCAGGGCGCCGGTGACGTTGGCGGAGCCGTTGAAGTTCTGGCCCCAGAGCGTGCGTGTGGTGGTCAGGGTGGCGGCTGACCCGGTGGTGTTCTGGTTCAGGGTGGGGACGTCCCCAGCCTGGATGGCCGCGAGCGTGACGTTGGCGCCGTCGCCCCGCAGATACTGGCCGCTGGTGACCGCGCCAGCAATGGCGTTCAGGGCGCCCTGCTGGGTGGAGGCGCCCGTGCCGCCCCGGGCAAGGGCCAGCTGCCCCGTCCATCCGGCGGTGATGCTGGCGGCGTTCACAAGGGCCGTGGACGCATTGCCCCCGAGCGTCAGGGTGACGTTGGTGTCGTCCGTCTTGGTGAGGGCCGCGGGGGCCGTGTTCACCCACAGCGTATTCCCTGCGTTCCGCTTCAGAATGTCGCCAGCCGCGGCGGCGGTAATAAGGACGTCGTGCAGTTCCTCGAACTCGTAGCCGTTGTTGACTTGGACGAAGAAGACGCCGCTGTTGCCGCTCGGCGAGGCACTGATTTTGAGGGGGATGCCGAGACGGACGCCGTGCGCGGGCTGGGTCGGACGGGTCTGGGTCCACGCCCCTGCGGTTTCGGACAGGTAGGTCATCACCCCGGCGGTCAGGCCGTAGGTGTTGACGTTGGCGAGAATGCCGCTGATGCAGATTTCGCCTTCGGCGCTGACGGCGATGTCTTCGGCGGCGATGCCAATGGTGTCCGCGCTGGTCGATTCGTCCGTCGCATCGGCCAGTTCAATCGTGGGGCGGTCCCCCTGCGCGCCGGTCAGGTAGACGACTTGGCCCCGGTTGATCTGGCTGGCGGTGACGTTCTTCGCGCGGACAAAGGCATTGCGGCCCACCTGCTGGGTGACCACACCGCCCGCCATGCCAAAGGCCACGGTGCCTTCGGTGGCGTCCCAGAAGATTTTGGCGATGCCGGTGGCCTCCGCAGCCGCCGTGTCGAGCGTGACACTGTCTACCGTCGGCGCGTCAGTCCAGCCCGCGTCGTAGTTCGTGGCGCTATTCTTTTGGAGCAGGTCTCCGGTGGCGCCCCCCGAAGGGAGGCCCTGCCCTGTCAGCGAATCATCAATGTAGGTCTTGATGAGGCCGAACAGGGCATTGCTGAGCCGGGTGACCCCATCCGTAATGGTGGGCCAGGTGGGCATCGATTACCCCTTGTTCTCGTTGTAGGTGAAGCTGGTGACGGAGACGTTCGCCCCTGCCGTAATCGCCGTGGAGTTGAGGATGAGGTCGGCGCTGGCGGTGCCTACGGACCCGTCGAACACGGCGGTCGTGCCATCGGCCTTGAGGGCGCGGAACCAAGTGGCCGTGCCGGTGGCATCCGCGTTCGTGTCGGGGCTGATGGCGTTGGCGACGGCCACCCCTGCCGTGGCGGCTCCAAAGGCGTTGGCGGCGTTCCACCGCAGTTCGGCCAGTTGGACCTGGGTCGTCACGGCGGTGTCGGCATTGGCCGGTTGCGCCCCATCGTAGAGGCGGAGATAGCCGTTGTCGAGGAGGTCGCAGACCGCATCGGCGGCGGCATTGACGGCGGCATTGGAACGCTTCGGATTGACGGCCATGGGTTACTCCTGGGGAAGGGCGCCCGGGGTGGGCGCCAGTTGCGGCACGAGCCCTTCGATGAGGCCCGTCTCTGGATTGCGGTTAATGGTGTAGCCCACCGGCATCTTGATGCCCGCGTTGATGTTGATGGGCTGGGGCGGCGGAGGTGGAGGTGGCGGCGGTTCCGGCGCCGGCGGGGGCGGGGGCGGCTGCTGGAGGTCCAGCAGGGCCTGGAGCTGCTCACGCAGGCCGAATTCCCCGGCCATCTTGAGGGCGTCGTCCGGGTTCATGTAGCTGAGGTGGATGATGGCGTGCCACGCGTAGGCGGTGGTCACGTCCTGGGGCCAGTCCATGGCCTCGGGCGACTTGAAGAGGTCGGTATGGGCCTCCCAGTGGACCCGGTGGTCCTCCCACGGCTGGGGCTTCTGGAGGGGCTGCTGGCGCGTCATCTGGATGTTTTCCAGCTGGGCCTGCTCCTGGTCGCGCTGTTCGCGGTCGATTTCGAAGTCCGGGTAGCCCATGCGAATCATGTCGAGCAGGCGGCGGCGCACGTTCGGGTCGTTGCGGTCCCCGAAGAGGCCATCGGCGGCCATCCCGCGAATCATGTCCACGCGGGCCGAGCGGAGCATGGGCATCATCTGGTCGGGCTCAATCTTGATGTCGGCCTGGTCGTCGATGTTGGACTGGCTGAACTCGTAGACCTCGGGCAGGTTGTTCCGGCCCGCGATGGAGATGAGGCGCGGCACCGTATAGTAGAGCTTCATCAGGTGCCGGATTTTCAGGTAGGCTTCTTCGAGGCCCAGGGCGTTGCGCTGAATGGCGGGCCCATGGACCTGGTCGGCGGCCTCCTGGAGCAGGTTGGTCTGGAAGCCGGACGAGGCACCCCCCGCGCCCCCGAGGGAGGAGGGGTAAATCATGGTGATGTCGTCCATTTCCTTGCGGATGGTGTTCAGGACGTTCCAGGCATCGCCGATGACGCTGCTGGGCTGGAGGAACTGGGGCATGGGGATGCCCGGCACAAAGTTGACGTTCAGGCGCTCGCCCGCCTCGGAGGTGTAGGCGTCCTCGGCCAGGTTGAGCTGCTTGGCCACCACCAGCTTGGGGAAGAAGTGCATGGCCAGGTTTTCGCCCATCTTGGAGCGGTATTCGTTGTATTCGGACTGGAGGCCCACCATGCGCTCGATGAAGGCGTCGGGCCAGAACTGGCCGGGGGCCGCATCATCGCAGTATTCGACGCAGGGGTAGGGGTTGCGGTGGACGTGCTGGAAGTTGCCCGGCAGTTCCTCTTCGTGCTTGAGGAGCTTCTGGCCCGCGCAGATGACGTAGCGCCCGTTGGGGTAGGCGGCGCAGGGCTTGGTGAAGCACTCAATCATGAGGGCGTAGCCGCGCCCGTCCTTGATGTCGTCGCCCATGGCCGTGACGGCGCGGGAGGCCATGCCCATCTGGCGCGTGCCCAGGTCGGCAATTTGGCGCTGGTAGAAGAAGAGGTCGGCGTCCGAGCTTTCGGGCGCGATGGTGCCCTTCTCCAGGCCGAAACGCTCCTCGATGTCCTGCGTCTGCATCATGCGGACGCGCATGATTTCGGGCTGGTCGGCCAGGAATTCGATGCCCGGGTCGGCGGGCAGAAACTCGAAGGCCGAGCCGTAGTCAATTTCGATGTCGCCCATGATGGGCTCGCGCCGCCCGTCCAGTTCGACGGGGGCATAGCCAATCTTGTCGGCGTCGTAGCGCAGCCACCAGAAGGCTTTGCCGGTGACGGGAATCCACTGCATGACCTGCATCCACTTCTTGCGCAGGTCGCCCCGCCGGGTGACGTATTCGAGGGCCTTCTGGGAGGCCCGGGCGTTGAAGACGTCTTCGCGGTCCGAGGTCGCGGGGACGACGAGGGGGGAGGGCGGCGTCTTGGTGTATTTGGCGACGCGGGCCACATACTTGGGCTTGATGTGGTTGATGCGGAAGCGCTTGCGGTGGGCGGGTTCGCGCTTGATTTCAATGCGGTTGAACTCAGCGTTCCAGCGCACGTCGGGGAAGCCCCGCAGCGCGGAGGCGTTCAGATACCACTGGATTTCGTAGGGCCGCCGCATCTGGCGCCGCACGTCGTATTTGTGGTAGACCTCGGCCACCACGGCGTCGGGGCTGAAGGTGCGCTCGCCCGTGGGCAGGTTGGGCTCGTTGGCCGGGTTGGGCGGGTTGGTCGCGTCGCCGTCAAAGGAGACGGGGGTGCCGGAGTCGATGGCCATTACATCAATCCTTTCAGGACGTCACGGGGGTCCAGATATTGGTCGAGGGGGTCCCACTCCTCCAGCTGCTTCTCGGCGGCCCGCAGCGCCCGCTCGTCGGCGCTCGACGAGGGCAGGGGCTGGGCGCTGGGCGTAAACATCTGCATCCACGTCTTCATGAGGTCGGTGGTCGCCATCTGCGCGGCGGTCATCTGTTCGAGGACCGTGGCCTGCTGCTTGACCATGAGGCGCACCAGCTCCATCAGCTCCGAGGCCTCGGCCACGGTGGGCGTGGTCTGGATAGGGGCGGGCACCGCCGGGACCGGATGCTTGCGGGGGCGGCCCCGCTTCCGGGGCGCCGGGGCGGCTAGACCCAGGCTTCCGTGGCTGCCGCGTTCTTGCGTTTCAGACATGCGAGACCTTCCTCGAAGAGGGTGGGGACTTTCTTGGGCCGCTCCATCGTGGGCATGTGGAGCAGGGCGACGCTGGTGCCCAGGGCGATGACGGAGGCCACGTCGTCGTGGCGCCCGGTGGGGGCAGCGATTTGCACGTTGCCCAGCGCGTTCATCTTTTTCTGGAGCTGGGTCAGCTGCTGGTAGATGACGGGCAGGTCCAGCAGCTTGAGCTTGGCCGTGCGCATCAGGTGCAGCAGGGAGCCATACATCTTGGCTTTGGATTTGCCCGTGAAGTCATTGCCGATGATGGCGAAGTTGTGCTGAAGGGCCAGTTGTTGGAGGGCTTCCAGCTGGTATTGGTCGCTGTAGACGACCGAGATGCCCCACTCCTTGGTGAGGTGGGCGATTTCGTCGATAATGGTGGCCGGGTCCAGTCGCTCGCCCCGCTTGCTGTCGGGCGTCCACGTCTTGAGGATGTCCTGGACGACGGTGCCGTCCGGGTCCATGTGGAAGATGGCGAAGGCGAAGCTGTCGTGCCGGAAGGCCGGGTCCATGGCCGCGACGTAGAGGGGGCGCAGGCCCTGGGCCTCGTTCTGGCTGCGGGTCCGGCCCTTGCCGTGCCCCTTGGTGGCCCGCTCGACCAGCTCGACGGCAAAGAAGCCGCTGATGGCCGAGACGAAGCGGCACAGGGATTCGCGGATAAAGGCGTCCGGGTCCTGGTTCTTGAGCTTCTGGAGTTTCTTCCGGGTGATGACCGGGTTCTCCATGGCGGCGGTGGAGCTCTGGATGACCAGGGCGTCCTCGTATTCGAGGCGGTCCTCGGGGTCGATGTGGCGCCCGGCGGTCCCGGCCTTCCAGTATTCGTACAGGAGGCCCTCTTCGGTGTAGGGCGTGGAGATGATAAACTGTTTGGCCCGGGGGAACTGGGACTGGGCGAACGAGACGGCGCGCTGGACTTCGTAGTCCGGGTTGGCGGCCTCGGCGGTCCGATACCAGAAGCCCACTTCGTCCATGATGACCAGCGGGACGGCGATGCCGCGGCCCGTCTTGATGGCCGGGGGCTCAGGCGTGACGACAATGCCGTTCTTAAAGTCGATGCGGTCCCGGCTGGCGGTCAGAATTTGCTTGCGCAGCAGGGGCGCGTCGTTGGCCATCAGGGCGATAAAGATCATGTTGGCTTTGGCGGTGGCCAGGTCCTGGGCGATATAGGGCACCACGACATCTTGGCCCGGCTTGACATACGCAAGGTGGCCGCCAAAGAGGATTTCGTAGAGGGCCGCGAAGGCGGTGATGGCCGACGACTTGCCCGAGCGCCGCCCCAGGATGCCCACGAGCTGGTCGTATTCGCGGGGCGTGTAGGGCAGCGGCTGGGTGCTGAGGGGGTAGCCCAGCTCGTCGTAGGTCACCTGGTCGTTAAAGATGGCCCAGATGTCCAGTTCGCGCCCGTCGAGGGGCAGGCCGTAGAAGGCTTTCAGGGCCACCTGCTGGGGCAGGGAGAGGTGCTTTTTCCAGAGGCCGCCCATCAGCTGGGGGTCGGCAATGACCTCCGCAAAGGGCAGATAGGGCAGGACCTCGCTGGTGGCCTCGACCTTCTCGGCGACCTGGACCTTCTTCGGCGGCATCGGGGGTTAACGGCCCAGCTGGAGCGTGCCGTCCAGCACCGACTCCCGGATGGCGTCCATGCAACGCCGGTTGGCTTCGGCGACGTCGTCCGCCGTGGCGCGGATGGTCTGGCCGTCCGGGCGCTCGTAGGTGGCGACGTAGGTGCCGTCGGGCTGCTGGGCGATGTCCAGCGGCAGCTGGAAGTGGCCGTTCATGAAGGCGTCGGTGTAGCGGTCAAACATGGGCGGCCTCAGGCGGGGCGGGGGGCGGTGGGGTCTTCATCCACGCCGTGTAGAGATGCCCCGCTCGGGCCGCCATCCGGCGGAGGCGCCTCGGCGCCTTCTGCGGGTCCAACAGGCGCATAATTTCCTGGCGCATCTGGTGCCGGGTCTGCTGTCGTGAGGGCGGGCGTGATGTCAATGCTGGTCTCCTCCAGAAGGGCTTGGGTCCGTTTGGCGAAAATGTAG